CCTTCGCTTGTCAGATCATGCTTAACATTCAGGCCGGATTTGCTTTTCAAGAACCCTACATAGCCCTGCGGAATGTCAATGTGCACGCCGGTATCAATTACAGCGCTCCCGTTCGCCGGAATCATCACATCAACAGGGCTTTTCAGGTCTGCACCTGCATCCCAGCCAAAATGTGCGTATTCCGGCATGTATGCGCCGTCATCCAGCACAACAGCAACCTGTTTGTACACAGTATTGCAGCTTTTGCAGCAGTTATTTTCCATTGTTTCCTCCTTTCAGTTGCTCAAGCCCAGAATTGCGAACATAAAGCACGGAAAAACCATCCATGCCCAAATACCGCTTCCTGTGATGCGCACCATATAGGCGATGAATGCCAAAGTCGCAGTCAGTGCAAGCGCGTTACCGATACTTTTCATATGTTCCTCCTCAAATGTTGTGTGCCAGAACCGCTTTTCCGTAAGTCGTTCCGTCTTTATCGGCAATCTTAAGAACGTTGTTAATACTCACTTTAGGCGGCTCCCTTTTGCTGTGTGCCGCCACCTGTGGGCTGCCATATCTTCCTTCTTTTCGGCATGCTTCACACTTCTTTTCGTTCTTTTTTCTGGTAAAAAGCCGCCCGCACCATTCGCATTTGACCAAAGATTGATTGCGGTGCTTTTCACGTTGGAGCGTATCAGCCGCTTTCCGATGCTTTTTCTTGCATTCCGGGCAAAGCCTGGTTTTTGTGCTTCCCTCAAATTCCTTTTTGCATTCAGTGCAAATCTTAACCATTTATTCGCCTCCGTGCGTGTGTTCCATGTAAATTACCGGTTCCCGGTCATCATCTTCATACCCCGCCGCAGCTCTGCCGACAGATACTCCGATGGAATAGGCTCCCGCAATCAAAATTGTGACAATCGCGGTGCCAAGAATCGAAAGGAAAATGTTCATTTTTGCTCCTTCCAAAGCCCTGAAATCTGTTTGCAGCACAGTGCAAACAGGTAGATCAGCAATGCGCCGATAAGCATCGCGCCCGGTGCTGCAACAAAGATCAGAGCAAGGCATTTGATTGTGTAGATGCAGTTTGCGTCAAATACTGTCATGCGTCTTTCCCTCTTTTTTCACTTTCCATACCGCATATAGAGCATCCATTACTCGCTGTCCTTCCGGCGTGGCGGAATTGAACGGTAAATGCGCACTGATACATGCTTTCCTAATTGCTTTCAGCGCATCACCGCGCCGAATCAAATCGTTTTCATCACCAAAATCTGAAATCTTCGGCACGCTGTCAAAAGAAATGCACTTGCTGTTTACTGGGTCAAAAAATGTTTGGTTCATTCTTCCCTCCGCAACCACTTGATAGCAGCTTTCACGCTGTCAAATTCTTCGATATATGCAAAGCCCGTGCTATTGTCGCAAGCTACCACGACAGCGCCACCTTCACAATTTTCCAAAGATAGATACAATCCTTTTTTCTCCTCTCGGTGGTCGATTATGTAACTCATACATGCTCTATCAATGATTTTTACCGGGTCATTCATCTGCGTTCACCATCCTTGCTCCACAGTGTGGGCAATATTTGTACTTTGATGCTGCCCATCTGGATTCCCATGCACAGCGAGAGCAAGCTTCCCAGCTTCCGTCTGCACCTTCATCCGGTGCTTCAATCCATTTTGCCGCAGGCCGCAGGGATTCAGGGTCGATGGTAGGCGCTTTCTTGGCTTCGTCCACGATGAACTTCATCCCAGCGTTGTAACCACGCGCATAGGCGGCTTTCTGTTCAGTAAGGCAATTCTTACCGCCAGACCATGTGAAATGTGCACCGTCATATTGTAAGACTTCTTTGATGTCGATCATCCGCACTGGTTCTTTCGGCTGGCTTGCGCCCGGAATCGGGCAGCCTATTGGTTTATTCATTCTGATGCCTCCTCTACATACGCTATGCTCTGGCACAGATTAAGAAATTTAGGATTGAGAACACAAGCCGGGGCGACAGCATAGCTGCAGTAAGCATCGCAGCCGTACAACTGACCACCCACGCTCACAGTGCGAACTTTGCCCGTTTTGCCCGTGTCGGAATCCTTGCCACCGCAGTACCACGGTGTGGCAGTCCAAATCCAGCTGTCGTAGTGCGGAATGTAGTCATGGTACTTGCGGTACTCGTCACAAGTTAAGATAAAAACAAAGTCCTGTACAGTGCCATAGGCGCGGTCGCCGTTGTCTGCAACAAGGTCAACAGTATGCGACAGCAGACTTTTTCTATCGAAAACAGCGTTCGCCATATCAGATAGAATCCCACGCACATTGCTGGTGCGGTAGTTATTCCAGTTGCCTTTCTCATCGGCAAATTTATCATTTGGAGAGAACTCTACATCTTCTGCCCACGGCTTTGCCATAATAGCCAGCACGCCGCCGTCAGGGTGGTTCGGGTCAAGGCAGACCCACTCGAAGCTTTTGAACATGAAGTGGTCGCCGAGGCGCAGGGATGTGATGTTAGTCATTGTCGTTTACCTCCGAAAGCCAGTAGTCTTTGCGACACTCTTCGCACTTACTATTGTCGCAGTATTTACACATTTCTTTTTCGATGCTGCATGGCAGTATATTTATAACATCTCGACAAAATTCCGCATTCGGAAACATCTTCAAAAACTCGCTCTGGCGGGTCTTAACGGGGTGGTCTTTTGCCCATTGCTCAACTTTTGAAATCGTTTCTTCAATGCTTTTAACTGAATCGTCTCCGGAATCAGCCATGCACGTGCCGTTTTTCCAAATAGGACATTCCCCATAGGTTCTATTTTTGCATAATCTGTTTACCGTCTTGAAAAATTCAACTATATCCATAGTCTCACTCCTTACCAATCTGCATTGATAACTATAAAATCGCCGTTTTCTATTGCGCGATGCGATTTCAAGATTTCGCTGATTTCTTCAGTCGTCATAATCCATATCCTCCAGTTTCTCTTTGTGTCTCGGTGCGCGGTTGATATATCGTTTCATCCAGCGCACATGCTTAATGCTTGTGCAGAATATCCTTTTCAGCCGCAGCCGGTCTTGAACGTAATTTTCTTTCACTCCCCGCATACGCTTAAATCCAGATTTTCTCATGCCAGTCCCTCAAACGTCAGCTGTGATTGTGATTCGCTAATATCCATATTTTCAGGCGTTTCAAAGCTCATAATTGCTCCCCCGTTTCATCCACATCAACTGTATCGGCCAGCTGGTCAACGCGGTAGCTAGAATACTTTTCCGTAACAGGGCCGCTCATGGCGTTCTGGATTTTAACCAGCGTTGACGGCTTCAGCCCCACCTGATAGCAGGCCAGCAGGCACAAATACAGTGATCTCAAGGCAATATCCTGCCGTTCTTTCATCACTTCCTCATGCACCCTTGCGATTGATTCAGCTTCAAGCTTTGCAATATAGGCTTCCGCCTCTTTCTTGTAGCAGGCCGGGAGCTGTATTTTGGCTTTCATTTTTATCTCCTCCTGTGGCCCGGCAGGCCGTGATTCCTCACATCCCGCCGGATTTTGTCTCCCCTGAGCACATCCGCTTCGTTCAATGCCTGCGCCTGCATGCGCTGCTTGCTGATGTCATCCATCTTGGCGCGGTATGCCAGATACTTTCCACAAGTGCTGTGACATAGCGTGTGGCGTTCTGGGCAGTGCTCGCATGGGGCGGATAGTGTTCCGGTCATTTTTTATTCTCCGTTCCTGATGTAATTTCCCCATTGTTCGGCCATAGCATCCGCAACGCCGGGAAATGTTTTTGCACGGTTTTCATGGTTCATTCAACTCCTGTATAATAATTTCCGTTCTTGGATTTTCTTTGTCGTAGAGCACACGGGAGCCGTCCACGCTGGCAATGATGGTATTGTTATCGTCTGCAAGGATTTTTGCGGCTACCAGCGTGTCATGGGCGGCTTCGAGTAGGTTCGTTAAGTCCACGCTGCGGCGGGTTGGCATGTAGAACACCGCAGTAACGCGATAGCGCCCCGCCAGTGGGGTTTTTGGCTTTGGGGTAAGAAAGTATATGGCTTGCTCTTCATAGCGCTTATAGGCGCTGCTAGGGGCTATGAACGGCTTGCCGGTACGATGGTTGGTAAGAATTTGCTGGGAGTTCTTCTTGGTAATAGGGGGCAGGGAGATAATATATTTTTGGATCATGTAAAGTCCTCCACGCTCATCTGTCCTGGCAGTACATCTTCTTCCATCCACCAACGGAACACATCTTTCCCTGTACCGCATATCATCCAGTTTCCGTCCAGCTTTCCGCGCGCTCTGCGCTCATAAAGCATCATGTCAAATGCTTGTATGTAGAGCTTCTCGTAAGCAGGCCAGCGTCGGAACTCTGCATACCGTTTCTTGTTCGCCGCCATCGGGCAGCCGATACAGCCAACGCGGCTGAACCCACATTCATACAACGGATTGACAGGCACCTTTGCATCCTGCAAAAAACTCCATACTTGATTGTCCGTCCAGTCCACAATGGGGTTTACTACGCGTTTTGCGGCCACCTTGCACCCTTCAAAGATTTCGCTCGACTTCTGTTCTTCGCCTTTCAAAACGATTTTGTTCTCTTTGTTCCGGGTGTACGTTTCAAAAACGCCTCTGTCGCGCTTTCTTCGACTGCTTTCCGCCCACCGCACGCCAGTCGTGATGAAACGCCCGTTTCCGCCCTGTTCTTTCAGCACAGCGCAGCAGTACCGCATAATTCGTGTCGGCGGTATCAGCTTTTGCGGAATTAAGTCCCACATGCTTGTGCGCTTGCCCTTATAAACAGGGTAGTTGATGGTGCATTTCACGCCCAGCGCTTCAAGCCGCGCAAATTCCTGCCGTACAAACCGCACTGTCTCAGGTGCATCCGCAGTTGTGTGGTTGTGCTGTACCTCGAACGGAATGCCCCCCCTCAGTGCAAGCTCTACGCATACGCTGCTGTCCTTGCCTCCGCTGGTCGTTACCACAAGCGGCGTGCCGTAATACTTCAACGCCATGTCGCTTGCCGCTTTCAGCCGCCCGATGGCAATCTTCTCCGGGTCGCCGCTTGTCGGCAGGGTCACAAGGCCCCAATCTTCTTTGCTCACGGTGCTATCTCCTTTACTTTCGCGTAGTACTTTTCGCTATGGTCGGGATGCGGACAATGTACTTGTGAATCATCAGTCCCATTCTGCATATGCGTTGCGGCCTGCGGCTTGTGCCACGTTGTATTTTTCAATTTGCCGCCTGCAAAAATCAGCGTCCAGCAGATTGCATTCAAGCGCTGTCTGATACACAGCAACATCAAGTGCTGTCATGGATGGCTGTACTTCTTCGCACCAGCGGCGCAGTTCCGCTGGGGAAGATGGCGGGAACAGCTGCCCGGCTCTTGCTTTTGCATCAAGAGCGGCTTTTTGCAGTGCAAGCGGAATATCCGCCAAATCCTGCTCCCACACGGCAATCATCTGACGCTTTTGCTCTGCCTTTTTCCCTGCGCCGAAATTCGGCCATCGGGCGGCAATATAGCCCATGATGTAGTGCTTGCCCTCTTGCTGCGGCTGTAAATACCCGGATTGCATCGGGTCTTGCGTGGTTGTCATTGCCCCGTCAGCCAATCGAAATCCCTCCCATCTGCACGGCGCTGCGGCACTGCTTGCTGTGCATCACGTATCGGATAGAACGCCTGCCAGCCTTTGCGCACAACCTCGCGCATGTATTCCTGCAAGCTCAGATTGCTTTGTGCAGCCATTCCAGCCAGCTTTTCGAGATTCTGCCCAATAGCACCCTTAGTTTCAGGTGCACGCTGCTTCTTGCGGTTGTCAAGCCATTCGATTAGCAGTTCCCGCAATTCTGGATCCTGTGTATAATCCTCAATCGCTTTCTTTGCAGAGTATGCAGGTGCGCGCTTGCGCGTAGCAACGCTTTCAGCGTTGCATATATCTTGAGTATCGTTAGATACGAAAGATATATCTTCTATTATCTTCTTTCTATTTTCTATATTTGGTTTTGTTGGGTTTTGTTGGGTTTCTTTGGGTTTATCTGGGTTTTGTTGGGTTTCTTTGGCTTTTTTAGGTCTGCCGCCTTTGGAACCGTTTTTTGACTGTTTTTCAAGGAATTCATGGTCGATATCAAGGTTTCTTCTCATCACAGGCCATAGTATACGCTCACTCCCGCTGAACTCTGGCGCTGCTCCGTCTATCTCATAGTCGAGCATCGCACGCACCAAGCGCCCCACCTCAGCGTCACTGAGCGTCTCAAAATAGCATCTGTAATCGAGCCATAGTTTGATATAGGCTTTATCCATAATTCAGTTGTCCTTTTCTTGATGGCCGTGCATATAGATGTATTCCGAATATGCCGCCATGTTTGCACACAGCCAGTCATCAGCTTTTTCCTTGCTCAAGTGCTCACGCATTACGCGCTTTTCGTACACATATTCGCCGTTTATTTTCTTTTCAGCGATGCGATCCTGAATATCCGCTTCTGTGTAGTTCGCTTCGACAAGGTATAGATTATAACCTTTGGCTGTTATGCCGTTCAGATTGTTTGTATCCGTGGCGTAGAATAAACGCTCAACGGGTGTACTCGGCAATTCGATGTGCCAGCAACAATTCTGAACATCATGTTTGGTTTCCTGCGCCTTTATCCGGCACAGTCCGTTGTATATGTACCATCGCTCGGTGCTTATCACGTCAATCTGGCTTGCTTTAACGCCAGCATCCACGAGCGCTGCACATAGATCGGAAGAGC